AACATTTCCATTTCGCAATCACAGTACAGGGAACCGTCTGATATTGATGACGTGTTGGTAACTGTACTGGAGAGAGTGCGGCCGAACCTGAGTCCGTCCGACATGAGGGCGGCAACGCAATCTGTCAGGAACCTCGTGGAGGTGACTGGAAAGGGGAAACCGACAAGGACAAAGGGAACCGGCACCTAAGAGAAGAGACGATGCGAGAAGTCAAGATAAACCCCGATACGTTTCCAGCCAGGAAGCAAACAGAGGATTGGCTGCGTTCCAGCCTTTACGGACTTACTGGGAAGTGTTGGGAGTTGTCGTACTACAGCAAAGCTGGCAAATCACAAAGCGAACTCATATTCGCGTCCTGCGAAGATGGTGAAATCTGCTTTTGCGATGGAGAGCCAGAGACGCATGAGTTACTTCTTGAGAGGATTGCTGAACTAAGGAAACAAGGGGCTGGCGCTTCCTAGGCGCTGGCAACAATAAGGCATAGGCGGAGTAGCTACCGCTGAGATTGCCTCTAACATCGCAGCCTTAGAGGGGCCGCGCCGAATGGCGTTGGCCCCTTTTTCTTGCGCACTCTTATGCGAGGCGATGCGATGGCTAAGTACAGGACTCTGAAGGGGGCAACCCCGTCTACCCGCAAGCGAGATACGTCTGGATACAAGTTCCGCGCATACGAGACGTCTATTCCGCTTTCTCTTGACCGTGTCGGTCCCACCAAGCACAAGCCAATGGCGAAGATGAAGACGGCAAAGATGAAGTCGTACTCGAAACGCCCTCGTAAGTACGGTGTTCCAGGCGGAAAGATTGGACCGCCCAAGAAATGATAGATCTTGCCAACGACGAAAAGCGTGGCCGCCTCTTGAAGGCCATCCGGGCATCGCGAGATGCGATGGAACCATTTCGTCGTGTGCGCAAGACGCTCATCAAAGACTACGTAGGTTCGTATTATTCGACATCGGGTGCTGACAATAAAACGCTTGTCAACCTGATGAACCAGACTGCGCGCATCTACACGGTCGCCCTGGCCGCGAACAACCCGCAGGTGCTGATTTCGACGCCGCGGATGGAAACCCTGCCGTTCGCCCGACGGTTCGAAGTCAATCTAAACAAGCTCATCGGCGACATGGCCCTGGACAAGACGTTCCGGGCAATCGTCCTGGATGCGTTCTTCTGTCTTGGCTGTGGCGTGGTGATGATGCGTGACACGGACACGCGTTTTCATGGACTGCTGGAATCGGAAGAGGACGTGTGGCTGGATCCGGGTGAGCCGTGGCTGAACCGGGTTTCCTTTGACGACTTGATTCTGGACATGCCCGCCAAAGAGCTGACGAAGATGCGGTACTGCGGGCATCGCTACCGGGCGGACTATGAAAAGGTCATGGATGAGCCTGGGTACGACAAGAAGGTCAAAGACAAGCTGCAGTCAACTTCTCGACAGCACCACGATCAGACCGGCGCGGCGCGGGACATCGCTTCGGAGTGGGGTAGTGCCGAAGACGACGACATGAAGCCCATGATTTGGTTGATGGATTTATGGATTGCCGAGAACAATTCCATCGCCACGATGGCTGTAGACCAGCAAGACCTAGAACCGCTGATTGAACGGGAGTGGACTGGTTCGCAAGCGGGCCCGTACAAGTTCCTGTCTCTGGGCGACACTCCGGACAATGTGATTCCCACTTCACCGGCTATCAACTTGAAGGGGATGCACGATCTGCAGAATCGGCTTCACTGCCGGATGGAATCGGATTCTGATGCGCACCGGGTAGTAAACGTCTACCCGCCATCAATGGCAGACGATGCGGAACGACTGCGGACGGCAGAGCGAAACTCATGGCAGCGAGGAACGAGTCCGGAGCAGATAAAACAGTTTGAAATGGGCGGCATCGACCAGCGGGACATGGCGATGGCCACATTCCTGCAAGACGAGTACGACCGATTCGCCGGAAACCTTCAGGCGATGGGCGGACTAGGGGCTCAGTCGTCCACGGTAGGTCAGGAAGAACTAATTCATGGTCAGCTGTCCAAGAACGTGGCCGACATGCGGATGGCGGTTGTGTCGTTCGCTTCGGAGTCCATCTTGGACCTTGGCCGTCTGATGTGGGAAGACCAGACGCTTGAGCTGCACACTTCGATGCCTGTAGGCAATAGCGGTATTGAAGTCAATTCAGACTGGACACCCGAAAACCGCCAGGGCGACTTCGAAGACTACGAGTTCCGTGTTGAACCGTACAGCATGGTCTTCAAGACTCCTGAACAGAAGCTGCAAGAGCTGTTTCAGACGCTCCAGCAACTCGCACCGCTATGGCCCATGTTCCAGGCATCGGGGGCTACGCTCGACGCCGAGGCCATCGTGGAGGAGATCGCCCGTTTGAAAAATAGGCCGGAATTCAAGCGCTTTATTACGTTTGCTAATCCTGCCGAGCAGTTGGGTGGGGACCAGAATACCGTACGGCAGTCACCTGTCACTTCACGGGAAACCGTGCGGAAGAACGTGCCTACCGGAGGAACGAAGGAAGCCAGGTCGGCGGCCACTATCCAGAGTTTGCTGGGTGGCGGTTCACAAGTAAACGGTCAGATGGCTAGCGCAATGGGGCGACCCCCAGCATGACATACCGATGTGTTCACTGTGGAAAAGTAGTCTCGCGCAATTCTCGTAAAGCGTGGATTCCGAGTTATTGCAGCGAGACGGGGCGTAACGTTCGACTTCAGAGGATGACATGAGGACAACCGTTTTTAAACACAACGGCAAGGAAGTAACGAAAGCCGAGCTTGATGCGTTGATGCCACCGAAGGACAACTGGCTTGAAGGTGCGCCGATGATTTCAAGGGCATGCCGACAAAACAATCCAAGGGTGTCCGAGTCGATGGGCGTCATGCCGAGTCAGGTATCAGCAGAGCGAGTCAAGCTCCAAGGCTTCAAAGACAGCGGCGAGTTGACTGGAGTAAACATTCGCGACAACGGCTCGGTTGAGTACACCTGCAATGGAGATCAGGGGGCAACCGGGTGGCAGCGTTACCGCGGCAATAAAGTCAATCTCGACGGTGGGTACGCTGACACTTATACCCCCGATGATCGTTTCGGCGCTCAGCCAGAATAACAGGAGAGTAATTCGATGGCAGTAACTAGCATCAACGAAGTCAGCGCTGAAACCACGACCGAAGAAATCCAGTCATATGTAGAACAGGTGGCGACGGAAGTAGCTCAAGAGCGTGCCGGCGAAGAGAAGTCCGACGCGCAGATTATTTCCGAACAGGCAAGTACGCCTCAACCCGCACAACAGGAAACACCTGCCGAGAACAATTCCGGCAGTGATACCGCTGAGGTCGAGGACCAAGGCGAGGAAACCGGCGACGAGTTAGAAGGCCCGGAATGGTTGACTGACGATGTCAAAGCCGAGACAGCCGCGTATGGAATCGAGGAATCGGAGATTGCCGATTTCGCCAGCCGCGAGGAATTGGATCGGGCGCTACGTCTTTTCGACAAGAGTGCCATGGAAGCCGGACGTAAGGTGTTAGCCGAAGCGGAAGGTGACCAAGGCCAGGCTCGCAATGATAAGGGCCAGTTCGATAAGACGCCGGAGCCCAAGGCTGCCGACCAAGATCCCGATGGGACAAGGGCCGGTCAGTATGGGGTCACGTTGGACAGGGACGTGTACGACGAGGAGATCGTAGACCAGTTCACGCGAATGCATGACCACTACGAATCTCGCTTCGAAGCCCTGGAGAGCCATTTCGAAGAGGCTAACGCTCAGGCAGAGGAGCAGCACTTCGACAACTTGGTGGACAGTTTAGGTCACGCCGATCTATTCGGTAAGACTGACAGCGAAACACCAAAGCAGCTTGAGCGGCGACAGGACTTGATAGTTGCGGTGAAAGCGCAACAGATAGGACTAGAGCAGCTGGGGCGTCCAACGGAGATCACGGAGTCGTTAATTAACCGCGTGGCCAGGATGGTGTTCGCGGACGATCTCGGAAAGAAAGACCTTAAACAACGAACCCGCAAGATTTCCAGGCAGAGCAACGGCCGGCAAGGCGGCGGGGCAACTCGACCGCAAGATCCTCGGGAAGACCCGAGGGACGCAGCTGATCGTCTCTACAGGGAACTTGAGGGACCTAAATAAAGGAACGACCTGATGGCACTAGGCATCGAACAAATTGACGATTTCGTAGCTGGAATTCACCAGAAGTTCGCAGGTGAAGATCGACTAGCGGCTCAGGACATCTCCCTGCCGCTGCAAGAGTACAAGTACGCATCGCGCCTCTTCTCAGGCAACCTGAAGAAGGACACGATGAGCACTTCGCAGTGCAAGTGGAAGGTCAAGGTGGACACGAACGACAACTTCGCTGTTGTTGGTCTGTACCACCGGGATTCTTCGACTCGCGTGAACGTCCTCGCCGAGGGTGAGTTGAAGTGGGGTCTTACGAGCAATAATTACCACTACGACATCGACGAGGAAATCTTCCGTACCGGTGGTCGGCAGATTTACGATTACCTCGAGTCCCTTGAACAGGACTTGGTGACTTCGTTTTACACCGGGATGGAAGACTTGATGTTCGGCGCTGGACCGACCAGCTCGACTCAGTCTCCGTTCCCGCCCGTGTCGTTGCTGTGGTGGATCACGTCCACGGATGATTCGATCACCGAGAACAACTCGGAAGAAGGGTTCGATGGTTACGAGCCTGTTGGATGGACCGACGTCGGTGGGATCGATCCTTCGACTTACGCTCAGTGGCGAAACAGGACCTTCCCCTACACGAGTGTGGACCGGGACGATTTCGTCGAGAAGACCATCAATTCGATGGATCTGTGTCAGTTCCAGCCTCCGGTTTCACGACCGGACATTGTGGACCAGAAACGCCACGATTGGGAACTTCTCACCACTCACAGCCGTTTAGCCGCTGGGCGTCGATTGCTGCAATTGGGCAACGACAACATCGGCGACGACATGGCGGCGCACAGTGGTGTGGTTTACATCCGCGGCGTTCCGATGGCATGGATTCCTGCTTGGACGAATTCCGCCAGTGCGAATGCTCGCACGGACGGAGTGATTCTGGGAATTAACTGGGCGTCGTTCAAGTGCTACTACGCTCAAGGCCGCATGATGCGGAAGCGGAAAGCGTTCCAGCACCCCGAGATGAGCAACGTGCGAGTTCGGGCTATGGACGACAGTGTTCAGCTCGTGTGCTTCAACCGCCGGGCCAACTTCCGGGGCTACAGCACGGCGACAGTTACGGAAACCGCGTAAGAAGCTTTGCCTTAGCGGGACTAGCGGCCCCGTCATCAAGCCGCTGCCTTTTTGTTTTTTACTTCAGGGACCATGCCCACCCTTAGCTGGGATACTCCCGCTTTCACAGAAGGATTGATGTAATGCAAACTTACTTTGAAGACATGTCAACAAGGCTTCTTTCGCCCAGAGTGTGGCGGGGGTTCGCGGCTCCAACGTCGACGGGTCCGTACGGTGGTAGCTGGACAGGGGGAAGCGGGAATCCGGCTTTCGGGTTTTTCGATGACTTCTTTGCGTTTGACGAGACCACCTTGGTTGGTCCTTACGCGAACCTAGTTACTGCGGCCGGAACTTTGGCGAAGGTCGCTGATACGGCAGCGGCACATGGGATTCTGAGTGCCACCCTAGTTGGGGACACCG